GTCGGGTTCCGGCATCGGCGCCTGCTGGGGAGACTGCGGACTCCGCGCGCCGAGCGTGCGCGCCGCCCACGAGCGGACGGACGCACTGAAGCGCGGGTCGTTGGCGGCTTCCGCGAAATACGTCTCGAGAAACCGGGCCGGGTCGCTCGCCATCGTCTTGGCGATCCCCGACCAGTGCTCGATCGTTTCCCGCGGGACGTTTTTCGCCCAGCCGTATTGCTGGTCGAATTCCGCCTGCACCGCTTCGCGCTCTTTCACGCGCGCGTTGTCGAGCGCCGTCTTGTGGACCTGAAAGGGGATCGGCCCCTCTTTCGCACTGGGGTGAACCGCGGTCGGATCCGTGGGCGCCGCCTGCCCTGTGGCGGCAGTCTCCGTGGGTGTGGCGCTGGGATCCGTGGCGGCGTGGGCCTGCATCAAGGCATCGCGCATTGAGGCGGGCCGTCCCGTCGGCGTGGACTGAGCGGGCGCACTTGTGGCAGGCGCAGCCGTAGACGGCTCAGTCGATGTCGTCGGGGTGGTGACTTCTGCTGTCTCCATACGTCCTCTGCGTTGCGGCGTCTGGTGCCGCGTTCCTGCGCGCGTGTGGTGCGTCGCCTTCCCAAAACGGAGGACACGAAAAAAGGGGACGGCAACGGCTCGATTTCAGCCATCGCAGTCCCCTTTTCTGCGTCCCCTCTGTCGTCGCACGCCGCGCGGGGTGCGCGGTGTTCGGCCCGGCCGGGCCTAGTGCGAACGTACAAACTGGTTTACATCAGTCAGTCCTCAAGAATCCGGTAGCCGCCGTCGGTCGGCGGGGTCAGGCGATACGGCAACGTCAGCCGCACATCGGCGCGCTGCAGCACGGCGAGCACGGCGTCAATCGCCGGTTGCACCGGTCCCAGTTCCCCGCCCGCGATGAACGCCACGACGACCGTGCTGACGATCTCACGGATGAGTTCCTGTTCGGTCATGCCGCTGGCATCTCCCCGGCCTCGGTATCGATCTCGACTTTCGCGTCCGTCACGTCGAAGAAGGTTTCCTCGCCATCGGTCTGAATGATCGTCATCCGCCCTTCTTCGAGCTGCACGGCGCGGGCGCTGTAGAGCGTCGAGCGGTGCGGCGTGTCTTCGCGCGTCACGCGGACATTCATCGCGTCACCCAGTAGCCGATCAGCCAGACGATCCCGAAGCCGCCGGACACCGCCACGGTTTCCCACACCTGGCGCCGATAGCTTTTGTCACGGCCGGTCATGGCCGGGGCGGCGCCTCCGGTTTCGGCTCCGGCTCCTTCCCGCCGCACAGCGCGCAGACCACGCCGCCGGACGGTTTGATCACCCACAACGGCTTCGGGCAGGTGCAATGGGAATTCACAGCCGAGTCTCCGGCACATTCAGTCTTTCTTCGGACGGCCGCGCGGTTTATTCGTCGCCTCGTCCACCGCTTCCGCGCCGGATTCGCGCGTCGGCGCATCGAGTTGGTCGGCCAACGCGTGAATCACCTGCACCGCCAGATTGCCCAAGCGCAGGGTTTCCGACGCCCCGGCGCCGAACACTCCCCCGCTGATCTCGTCGGCGATTTTTCGTGCATACTCAGTCGTCATCGTGTCCCCTGCTTCAGTTTCACGATCGGTTCATCGATGTTGACCCACTCATAGCCGCGAGACGTCAGCCCGTATACGTAGTTGCGATTCGTATCTTCTTCAATCGCGCGTGTCCCCGGCCGGAACACCGGCCTCTCCGTCGGCGTCTGTCGGTCGAAGTGAAACTCCGCCATGGCGCCGACGTCCGTCGCTCGCGGTCCATCCATCAGTTCACCCTCGGCGGCGGTTGATAGTCACGGTTTCCGCCGACCCATTCCGTGCAGCCGCACGTCATGGCGTAGACCTTGTCGCTGCCGCTGTTCTTGCCGACGATGTCCTGTTTACACTTCGCACAGTGCAGCCCCCAATGTAGGGACGGCGCCACGAGGGAAAACTGGACCGCCCACTCCATCAATCCTGCGCGGAGTTCAACGCGGTCGGGCTTCTTGCCGTCCAGCGTGACGATCCCCTCCGGGGTCCAGATAGCGGTGGCCTTCTCGCTCATACCCCGGTGTCCTCATTGACCCAGCGGACGTGCAGCGGCTCGTCGGGTTCCTCCGCGTCGATCATCTGCCGATGCGTCACCAGATACCGCCCGTTCTCCAAGGTCTGCGGGTCCATGATCGCCGCGCTGCGCGTGTGTTTGGACTTGTCGCTGCCCGGATCGCCGATGTGCGGATCGTAGACGCGGTAGCCGTGTTCCTTGCGCCACCGCGCGCGTTCAAGGCGCGAGCGGAAGTGAATGGGATGGCGCGTCCCGTTCATTTGCCACACGTCGATCTCATCGCCGACGACGCTGGAGACGCCGCGCTGATGGTCCGATGCCTGCCCTTTGCAGAAGGGAAAATCCCCGACGTGCAACTCCGCGCCGCACTTGTCGCACGTCATTGGACCCGTCCTGTCACGGGCGCCTGCGGGAGCGCGCCCTGCGGCTTCGGCCCGGTGAGCTGGCCCGTCTCCTGCGACGCGTGCTTGCTCAGCACATCGGCCTTGTCCGCCGGCCCGCCGTGCGGTTGGTTCGCCGCCGTCGCCTTCTGGTGCTGCGCGAGCAAGGCTTCCGCCTGTCCCGGCACCGGTGCCTGGGTCATCGCCTGTCCCGCCGCGAGGATCGCCTGCTGCGCCTGCTGAATCAGTTCGGGCGTCAGCTTCACGCCCGCTTCGAGCATCGCCGCGACCGCGATCGGATTGAGCATGTCCTCGCCGCGGAAGCTGTAGCTCACGGCGGGTTTCGGCTCGGGCGGCGCGGGCGGCGGCTGCATCATGCGCGACGGGTCGTAGCCAAATTCCAGATCCACGACGCGGTGCATTTCGGCTTGATTGGTATACGGACTCTTCGCCAGAAAGTTGACGTAGTCGAGGACGTCTTTCCGGCGCTTATCGGGATCGGAGGCCAATTGCGAGTCGGGCGTGATGTCGTAGGCATAGCGTCCGGCAATCAACTGCTGGTCCCACATGGCGAGGATGCGTTCCCCCTGCTGCCCGACAATTTCCACATAGGCGCGCTGGTCGCAATAGCGCTGGAGCAGGCTGTCGAACTTGCGCGCCAGGCGCTTGACGGACTTGACGAGCTCGCCGCGCTCGCTTTTGAGGCGCACGGAGACGTTCTGCTGGACGATGGCGTTTTCCGTTGCCGAATGCACCTTGCCCGTGACGCTGCCCGCCTGGTTGCTGCCGAGGCCGAGCGTCTCTTCGCGGGCGCGGCGAATTTCGGCGCGGCCGGTCGTGTCGCTCTGCGCGTTTTCGAGATGCGGCACCGGGACCAGCAGTTGATCCTTGCCGCGCATCATCAGCTCGTCGGGGACGCCGACGCCCTGCCCGACATCGACGTCCGCCAGTTTGTTGACGACTTCGGTAATCGCGTCCGAGTGCAGGAAGCGCGGGATGTTGGCGTCGCGCGCCTTCAGATCCTGACTGAGCCAGGTGTTCTCGATCCGCACCAGCGGGTCGGTAAAGGCGGCGTCGGCCGGCGGCCACGCGTGATCGGGCAACACGCGCAGCACGACCGGGTGGATGGGATTGCCGATCATGGAGTCGGCGGTCAACCGTCCATCGGGGCCGAGCGTCTGATACGGCGTGCGGCGATACTGCGCGGGCTGATCCATCCCTTCGATCAACACCAGCTGATAGAAGAGTTCGGAGTGCGCGACCGCCGGGTCGAACTTCGACGCGTGCAGCCAGATTTCGACGCCCTGGACGAGATCGGTCGCGCCGCTCGCGAGCGCGTCTTTGTCTTCCGAGATCACGCGGTCATCGCGCGAGGCGTTCGCTTCGACGTCGTCGCCCAGTTTAAATTGCCGTTTCGCGTCGGCGAGCGGGACGCAGAATTCCATCCCGAGCCACGGCGCCTGGTCGTATTGCGTCGAGCGCCAGTCGTGCGGAATCAGCAACTTCTCCGGCGAGAAGGCATCGACGCGGAAGCGTTCGTAGACCGGGACGTCCACGGTCTGCTTGACCGGCGGTCCCGGGACGGGCTGCAAGCCGAGGACGGCGCCGGGCATGGTGGTCGGCGGGCCGGGCACTTCCACTTCGGTCGGCTGGAGATCGCTCTGATAGTGGACCTTCAGCGCGCCGATGCCGCTCGTCGTGAAGATGTTGAAGAGGGCTTCCAAAATCGCGTGGTCCGCGTCCGCGTGATCCGGGCCGAGGTAGTAGTTCAAGACTTCGCGCTTGATGGCGACGACATGCGCGGCGATTTCCGCCGGGTCCATCGGCTTGCCGTCGGGCTTGGCAAACGGCTGTCCGGTTTTCGGATCGCGCAAATCGTGGAGCGGTTCGAGCGGCGTCAGGTGCCACTCGGGCATCTGCGACCACGTCTCCGCGATCTTCAAATGGGTATCCCGAAAGTGGACGTTGCTGTTGATGTCGTAGGAGTTCTGCTGCACCGGCGGCAGATAGCCTTTGAGCAAGCCCGTCCACAGGTCGCTGCGCTTTTTGCGTTCCGCCCGCGCCAGCGTGATCCGTGCCCACCAGAGGGTGACGTCGTCCTCCGACATCTGGAGGGGCGGCGGCTCGGGCGGAGGCGCGGGGGCGACCGGGGGCGTCGGCGCCTGGGGCGGCGGCGGCGGCGCCCCTTGCGGCGGCAGTTGACGCGGCGCCTGGGGCGGGAGGGTCGGCATCATGCGGCGCGTCCCCATTTGCGCGTGCCGACTTTCTCGCGCAGCTTCGCCATGATCGCGGCCGGCGAGCCGGGCGGCGGGATCACACGCACGCTCCCGACGCGCGGGGCGGGCCGGCTCATCGCGCCGTAGCGCCACGCGTCGAGGGCGTGATCGTCCATCGTCGTATCGACATCGTCCGGGTTGTGCTTGTCGCTCTTCGCCGCCGGAATCGAGCGAATCAGATAGCGGCAGTCGGGCGAGACGGTCAGCCAGGGCGCGCCCTGCGGATCGTCGCGCAGGATCTGGTGACAGCGGGACCAGCCGTTGAAGCGGTCGTTGTCGGCCGGGACGAAGCCGCAGCCGAGCGCCTCGCTGATGGACGCGCCGTGAATCGACTTCTGCCCCGTCTTCGCCTGCATCGCGGGATCGCCGTAGAGGGGGATGCGTTTCGTGATGCCGAGCTCGGCGTCGCGCTTCAGGATTTTCCGTTTCACTTCGGCGACGTCGTCCTGCTGGAATTTCAGATCGGATTCGATGTGCAGATGGCCGTCCGGGAGAATCACCCACCAGAGGACGCAGCCGGGCGCGTTGTAGCCCCAGTCCATTGAGCGGAAACGCTGACAGCCGGACGGAATCTCCAGCGACACGACGTGCTTCTGCTCCTGCCACGCCGGGAAGAACTGGCCCGCGAAGACCCTGAAGTTGCCGTAGCGCAGTTGCTGATAGCGGTGCGGTTTCTCGACGGCGAGGTCATTCTCGTAGCCGGGATCGATATAGGGGTTGTCGTCGAGGAGCGCCGGAACGAAGTGCCAATCGGCCGCGTCGTATTTCCCACGCAACTGCGGGCGTTCCTCGAAATCGGGCGTGTGGTCGATGAAGAAATCCAGCAGCATCTGCGACGCGGGGCCGCCCGGATTCGTCACCACCCAGAATTTCGGACACCCGGCGGCCCGGGCCGCCGCATTGCTCGTGCGGGCGCGGGTGGAAAGTGACAAGAGGGCGTCGGGATCGTAGAGGGCGCCTTCGTCGGTGATGATGACGTCATACTCCGCCGACAGATACTTCCGCACCGCCGCCGCGTCTTCCATATGCCCGAATTCGATCTGCGCCTTCGTCGAGGTGAACGCCGCGCGATGCAGGCTCCGCGTGAACGTCGCGCCCACCAGATCCTGCTCCTGCTCCATCTTGTCCATGTGCGTGCGTTCGAGCTCGCCGAACGTCTCGCGCAGAATCAAGACGCGAAGGTGCGGGACCGTGAGGCACAATTCGTAGGCCGCCCAGCGCGCCTCGTGCGACTTCCCCGGCCCGGCGGCGCCGCCAAAGAGCACATGCTTCTCGGGGCGCTCGCGAAACTCCACCTGCTTAGGCAGCGGCACATTGACGCAGCGCGGCTCACTGCCGCCCTTCTTTTTGACTTCCTGCATGACGAGGGCGTGCTTCTGCTGGCGCTGGCGACAGGCGAGGGTCGGGCACATCCAGGCGTCCAGCCCGAGGACGCGCATCAGACTCAGGGCGGCGCCGCACCAGCAGCAGGAGGCGGTCATGAACAGGCCACGACGATGCCGTTGACCACCGTGATCGAGGCCGGATGCGCGGGGCCGAAGGAGACGCCCGCGACCCCGTTGACTTTGAAACCGGCGCCATCGACGGTGCCCGTCACGGTGAGCGGGGAGAAAATCGTCGTCAGCGCCGAGAGAAACTTCGCGACCATGGTGCCGAGGACAAACGCGAGCGTCCCCGGCGTCCCCGCGCCGACGTTCTGATAGATCGTCACCCCCGCCGACCCGCCACTGAGGGCGGTTTCAACCGGCAGATTCGTGACGCGGTTCACCATCGTCATGAAGGCGCGGTTGTAACGCCCCGACCCGTCCGCGAAGAGATATTGCAGGTAGCCTTCCATCTTGTGCTGCCCGGTGCCGTCGTCGTAGTCGCCTTCGATCATCCACGCGAGACCGGGTTCCCCCGCCGTCGCGACCGTGTAATTCGCCTGGTGGTTGTAGCCGAACACCAGTACCGGATCGGTGGCGGTCCCCATGCCGATGACCAGCGGCCCCCGCCCGAGCACCGCGGGGACCACGAGCCACGGCGCCCCGTCGGTCGCGAGCACCGCATTCCACTGCGTGAGCAGTTTGACGACCGCCGCCTCACTGACGACCGGCATCTCAGATCGCTTCGACCATCAGCAACCGCGCGCTGATGTCGCCGATGGTCGTCGGCCCGTCCCCGGTGATCTTGATGATGACCGCGCCGCTCAACGTCTCGGCGGGGGTCGTAATGGCCGCCGCCGTCAGGTTGCCGTTCGCCGTCTGCGTGCCGCTCGCAAACTGGGCCGTCGGCGACGTGCGAAAGACCGTATACGTCCCCGACCACGACAAGGCGTTCGGGGCGGCGACAATCGACTGCGAGGTGGCCAGAATCGTGGCGCCGAAATAGACGCGGATCGTCTTCGTGTTCGCGTTCGCCGCGAAATTCCCCGCCACGGTCAGCCGCACGCCGCGCCCGGTCGTGGACAAGGTGTTCGCCGGCAGCGAAAACTGCATCAGGGTCTCTTCGATCAGGCCCGTCGTGGAGGTCGACGTGGTATTGACCGACATCGTCCCGCCCAAGGTCGCCGTCTGCGTCCCCGTCCCGACACTCACCACCGCCGCCGTGCCGCCGCCGCCGAGCGTCACGATGAGCTGACTCAAGGTGTCCGTCTTGACGCCCAGGTTCGCGGCGTTGGTGACCGGCCCCTGCGTCCCCGAAAACGCCGCCGCCGTTACCATCAAGGCGCCGTTCGAATCGACCCGCAACCCCGTGTTCATCAGGTTCGTTACCTGACCGAACGCCACCACGGCATAGAGGCCGAGCAGCACGACCGCAATCGTCAGCCGGGCCTTCGTGTAGTCAGACATCTATATCTGTCCTCGCTCGAGCTGCTGAAGCCGTCGCCGTTTTTCCCGCGTGCCCTGATGCACGACGTACTTCCCGCCCTTGGCTCGCAACGCCTTTTTTTGCTGCCGCGCCACCCACGTCCGCTCCGCCGCCGAGAGCTCCAGATTCACGGGGGGCGCGATCTCGTCGGGACGAACCGCACTCATCCCTGAGACCTCGCGTCGGCGATCTTGACCTCTTCGTCTGGCGCCAGCACGACCACGCGCGCTTCGACGAGTCGCGCGTACATCCGGCGGCAATACCCGCACCGCTCGTCATAGACGCCTTGCGGATAGTCGTCGTGGTAGACGCTGTTCCCACACCACGCAAGGTCGCGGAGCGCCTCGTCTTTGGTCATGCTAGGATGCCGCCGTGACCGACGCTGAATGGCAGGCGTGGCGCGAATGGCCGACCACGTCCGCCCGCGACCGCGCGACACGGTGCGAGCAATGTCATGAGCCGCTGTATCTGACGATGGGCATGGTCGTGGACAAGAACGCCCCGTCCGGATTCTGTGGACCGTTCGTGTTCGAGTGCGCGTGTCGCCAGTATCCGCTGAGCATTCTCCGCAATGAGGCTTTGGAGAGCGTCTGCCCTGTCTGTCACCATCGGCATCCGCGAAAACGCGAGACTGTGCGAGTTCGTCGTTCCGGGAAGATATCCACAGGGTCGACCTGACAAACGCGTGGCCTCCATCTGCGTGCCGTTCACCCCGCCGCAGCGCGCCAGATCGTGCGGCTCACAGCTCACGACGACTCCGCCCCTGCCACACCAGACTCCGCTCCCACGCTTCCTGCCGCAACGCCGCATTGCGCGCCGCGTGCGCCAGACACGCCGCACACAAGCCCGTGACGCTCTGTGGCCGCAGACACCGGCACCCCGGGCACTGCCACGTCCACGTCCGCGCCACCTCGCATCGCTCGCGCTCCGTCATCCAGACCCGTTTCTCTACAGAAAATCCCGTGCGCCGTGACCCGATCCGCTCACCCCCGCCGCATGTCAATCGAGCGCAGCCTCGAGCCGGGCGGAGGTGTTACAAACCTAACAGGTAGTCTGGTGCTTCTATCGTTGCGACTTTTCGATCATTCATTGCCTAGCGAAAGGTAGAGGTGTTCGGCGCTGTCCCGTCGTTACTCGCTGAGCAGAGGGACAGCAGGCACAGGCGAAGAGATGCACACCTGCACGTCGCTGTCTTTACAGCCGATCTGCACCACGACACGCGGGCTGTTGCCGTCTTCGCTGCGCCTGGCCCAGCGCTCGGGATGCCGCCTCTCCAAGTAGGTCATGCTCGCCGCCCAGAAGCGCGGATCGTTGCCCGCCTTGCGGACTTTGCCGACCTCTAACGCTTCAGCTTTCGCGCTGCACCTTTTCACAGCCCGCATGAATACGGTGAACGGCTCTTCGCCGGCCTCGCCTCGCTTGATCCAATTGCGAATCGTGTTCTCGCTGACGCCTGCAAGCTCTGCGGCGACTTCGAGGTAGTTGCCGTCTTCGATGTAGGTGAGAATTTCTTGGACCGTATCGGCGTTGCCGATGCCGGCTGGGCGGCCTGGCCCGTCTGGGGGGGTGTAGGCGTTGCTGATATCCGCGGCGAGCTGCTGTAGGTTCATGCGCTCTCAGTCGCGGCGTCGGGGTGAGTGCTTGAGTAGTGCGCGGTCACTTCGGCCTGACGGCCTTCGTGCTCTCTTAGATCCCGCGAGTGCAGTTATCGCACACATTTCTAAGAATGGCCACGATTATTTTCAGGACGGGACACAATATGCGGAAAGTGGCGTGTTTCGGGACAGTCCTTATGGATTTAAAACTTGCTTTCGATTTACGTAAATCGCGCCTTTCTGCTGCAAAGTGGCGCGCGTCACAACGCGCTCCTCCCATGGCAGACCGGGCAGATTACCGTGATCTCGTCTTTGTCGAGGCACACGCAACAGTCCTCGCCGCAGTCGTGCCAGCCGCCCGCGCCATGACAGCGCCAGCACCCCTCGTCGTCCTCATCGTCGTACGGGTAGCCGTCGTCTTCTGTTCTTGAGTCTTTAGGCATATGTCGATTCCTCTTGACAACCTATAGCGCTCTCGGTTACTCTCTACTCATGAACAACAACACGCTCCTGAACGAAGCCCGCGCGACGGTCGTTGCCCTCCGCGCCCAGTGGCAGGCGCTCGTCGCCGCCGGGAAGAATACCAAAGCCGCCGGGGTGGCTGAAGACCTCGAGTTCTGGTCCAACCGCGCCGCCTTCCTTGCGCAGGTGGCCCGCTAATGGCCATCAAGCGCATGGGCAACACGGGCCGCGAGATGGTGGCCAGCGGCGCCTGGGTCAAGCTCGCATCGAAGCACTACGAGCACATCAGCGGCGCGGTGATTCGCTACGACTGCAACCGCTGGGTCTGGCAGATTGTCGGGGGCGATGCCTATCCCCTCCTCTGGGTCGCCCGTCACGCCGTCGAGCGGGACGCGTTCGCGGCGATGCCAGCCTCGGCGGTGGTGCAGTAATGGCCGCCAAGAACCGCCACGCCGTCGTCTTAGGCCGCAAAGGGGGGAAGGCCGGGAAGGGCGTCTCGACCCCCGCCAAAGCCACCGCCGCCCGCGCCAACGGCCTCCTCGGGGGCCGTCCCAAGAAACCCGCGATTCCGGAAGAGGCGAAGTAAATCATGGCCAGCCGTCCCAGTCTCCCGTCCGTCCCCCGCGCCGTCGTCGGCTATGTCCGCGTCTCGACGGACAAGCAGGGCTTGTCGCTCGAAGCCCAGCAGGCGCGGATCGAAGCGATGGTCGCCGTCCGCGGCACCGCGCTCGGCTCGATGATTATCGACACCGAATCGGCCAGGACGCTCGAGCGCCCCGGCATGGTCCAGCTCCTCGCCTTGATTGACGCCAAGCAGGTGGATACCGTGATTGTCGCCAAACTCGATCGCCTGACCCGCTCGGTGCGCGATCTGGCCGACCTCCTCGAACGCTTCGAAGCCAAGGGCGTCGCGCTCATCAGCGTCTCGGAGTCGCTCGACACGAGTTCGCCGGCGGGCCGCCTGGTCCTCAACATCATGATGTCGGTCTCCCAGTGGGAACGGGAAGCGATTGGCGAACGCACGCGCGATGCCTTGCGGCAGTTGAAGGCGCAGGGGAAATCCACCGGGACGCCGGTCTACGGCTTTCAACGGGGGGAATCTGGGCTCGTCCCTCATGCCGGGGAACAGGCCATGCTGAGCGTCGTCCGCGATTGCCGGGCGGCCGGGTTCTCGCTCAAGGCCACAGCGGAAGCCTTGAACGTCGCCGGGTATACGACGCGGGCGGGGACGCCGTGGCGCATGGAGTATGTCAGGAGTCTGCTCAAGACGGCCGCGTAGAGCAGGAAGAGAGTCAGGCGCGATCTCCTCCATGCGGGTCTGCCGGTCCTGTAGACCTCGCAGCCGCCATCCGGGTTCTGCCGAGCATCCTCAAGAACGCTCATCGTGCCGCGCCGAGGGAGGATTTCCGAGAGGCTTCCAAGATCGGGAGATTGGTTTCCGTCGGCACATAGATGACTTGCGCGCCTTTGCCCTCAGCCTCCGCGAGATTGTGAATCCACAGGTAGCGCAGATAGTCTTCGTTGCCTTTGAGTGAATCCCCGATGATGCGATTGGCTTCGGCGACCCCTTTCGCGCGTTCGATCTCCGCTTGTGCAAGGTGCTTGGCGGCTTCTTCGGCGGCCACGGCTTCGTTCACTTTGATTTGTCGATTCGAGGCGGCTTGCGCGAGTTCCGCCTTCCCGGTCATCTCGCGCGAATACACCTCGTACCGCGGACAGCCCCACATCGCGACCGCCACGAACAGCGCGCAGACGCCGAGGATGCCGGTGGTGGATTTCAACACGCCGCTCAACGTCCAATCGTCGATGGCCATCTGCTCTCACTCCGTTCTTGAGGATGTGGGCGCGGTCGGCGTCTCCGCTGCGAGGGCACCGGCTCCAGATTCCATGGCGGGTCGAGATCGCGCCTGATCGTCCGTCGTCGTCGCGGCGGGATCCTTCAGGAGCGCCGCGATTTTTGCCACGCAATGGTCAATGCCTGCTGCGTATTGAGAGTTGCCACGGTCCTCAAACGCCGCCTCGGCTTCAAGTGTCGCCACCAGGGACGCGAGGGCGGCGAGGAGTTCAGCCAGCCGTTCTTCCGGTGTCTTCATGTCATCTTCCGTGGCGTGTTCGGCGCACGGTTCCGTGCTACAGGCCGTGCAAAGCCCCTCATCTGTCATGGCTTACCTCTTTCGATGTCCTCGCTCATGCCTCCTCCTGCGGTCGGACGGCGGGCAGGGGGGGCGCAGGTAACGGCATCCAGTGCGTCGGCTGATTCATGAATCGATGATGTCCCGCATACGTGAACCAGCCCGATCGCTCCGCCCGATCCAGCCACAGCACCGTCTCTGGCATCCCAACGGACCAGACGCCGGACCATCCAAGAACAACAGTCCCGTCCTTCGGCGCCGTCTCAATCGGTTGCCATGCCGGTGAGGCGACTGCGGGGCACGGGACGAGCGCGGCCTCACGAAGTTTGTCAATTTCAGCCAACACCACTGCGAGCGCGCCCTGAATCGCTGCGCACTCAAGGCGCTCGTCTCGACGCTTCGACAGAGGCTGCGTCCCGGCTTGGAACTTCACAATCGTCTCGCGCAACTCCTCCAGCCCTCGGACGGGGACGGCAGCTGGTAGATCGTTAGACATTTAGTGCAAATCCTTCTGCGCGATCTCGGACGTGTGAGTAATTCTTACCCGGAGACCTCGCGTCGAGGAGGCCGACCCACCGCGACGTGCTCAAGACCGGAGAGCCGCGCCTCTTCCGCGTCCATCTCCTGCGACGCGGTGAACCAGCGCAAGTAGCGCCCGCCGCTGCAGCGGTCTGGCCGGATTTGTGCGTTGTGCGATTGCTGACGACGCCACTGGCCTTTCGGCGCCGTATCGTCCCACTTGATCAACACGAACCCCATCCGCCCGTTGCTTCCACTGCGCCACCAGGGACGCGAGGGCGGCGAGGAGGTCCGTGTGCTGGGCCTTGTAGTCGGGCTCGTCTTTGTGAAGCAGCCAATGCTCCTTAGCACCCGATTGCGGGTAATACGTCGTCACAGTTCAGCCTCCCAGCGAATCTTCGTCTGGAGCGGATAGTGATCAACGCGCGGCCGACTCGGCACGCTCCACGATCCGCCCCCAGCAACCCCAACGCGATTCCAGCCGACCGCCCGCAGACTTGCGCCGCCTTCCTCTTCCAACGTGTAGGTCAGCACTTTGCGATAGCCCATGGCCTGCGCGGCACGCTTCGACGCCCCGTAGAGGAACGAACAGGCGTTCCGCGTGCCGTCCGTCGCCACCCGAATCACTTCAGCCGTCAGGCCGTTATCAAGCCTCCGAGATACCGGCCGCCCGACCATCGCCACGCCGACCAGCTGCCCATCGTGCCACGCCGCGAGACAGAACTTGGCCCCTGTCGGAGCGTCGTGGTGCCGGTGATGCTCCGTCACGAACCGAGAGGCCGCACGCACCGTGATCGGCCTCAGTTCCACTCGCTCATGCCTCCTCCTGCGGTCGGACGGCGGGCAGTGGCTCAACGGCTTTCTTGTCTCTTGGCATCCACGCGCTGCACTCACACCGCCAGCAGTCGCACGCCTCATCGACGTAACTGCGCTGATGCACATGTTCCTCCAGCCCTCGGACGGGGACGGCAGAGAGGGAAGAGGAGGGTTGATCTGACATGGCGAAATTCCTTTCACGCGATCTCGAATGGGCGAACCGCACTCACGAGGAAGACCTCGCATCGACGGAACCGACCTCGTCACCGTCC